GTAGCACCCCATGATGAATAAGCCTTTGACCCTCGGAAGCCTGTTTGACGGCTCCGGGGGTTTTCCCTTGGGTGGGCTGCTTGCGGGTATCACTCCTGTGTGGGCATCGGAAATTGAGCCGTTTCCCATTCGGGTGACCACCAAGCGTCTGCCTTTTATGAAGCACTACGGAAACATCTCCGCTATGGACGGCGGCAGGATCGAACCCGTGGACATCATCACCTTCGGCTCACCGTGCCAGGACATGAGCGTGGCAGGCCGAAGGGACGGTTTGGACGGTTCCCGTTCCAGCCTTTTCTATGAAGCCGTCCGAATCATCAAAGAAATGAGGTGTGCCACCGATGGCAGCTATCCAAGATACATCGTATGGGAGAATGTCCCCGGCGCCTTCTCCTCGAACAAGGGCGAGGACTTCAAAGCCGTCCTCGAAGCGGTCATCGGCATCGTCGAGCCGGAGACCGAGGTGCCTATGCCTGAAAAGGCACGATGGCCCTACGCCGACCTTTACATGGGAGACGGATGGAGCGTTGCGTACCGAACTCTTGACGCACAATACTGGGGAGTTCCCCAACGAAGACGCCGCATCTACCTTGTCGCAGATCTTGCAGGCGGAAGTGCCGGAAAAATACTATTTGAGTCAGAAGGCTTGTCTGGGTATTCTGCGGAGGGCTTCCGCTCGTGGCAA